GGTCTATTATAAGACCGGGGACCGCGGAGCTTTCGTATAACTTTACCAGCTTAAGGGAAGGCTGGTAAAGCAGGATAAAGTTACGCTTTTTCCTAGTGAAGTGAAACAATTTTTGGTGGGGACTAAAGTGTATTTTGTTGCCGTGAACTACCTTGAGCTCAACCATAAAGAATCCACAAGAATCGTTGTATCCCAATAGATCTGGCACACCAAAGGATGCCCAAGACTCCAATCTTGTCCACTGAATTTTAGGTGTTTTCTTCTTAATTAATTGCCAAAATTTAGACTCTGGTTTCAACGTACACACCTATTTTTTCTTACAGATTTGCGTACTAGAATCGATACATCTGCGTACATAATTTGACTTTTTATACAACTATTTATATACTTTGGCTATGTCTAATTTAATTGATAAAAAGATGGGTAGAAAGCCAGCATTGACGCAAAGGCAGATGAAATTTGCTGAATTGTATGTGTATAATGATGGTGAAATGAATCAGACTCAATGTGCAATAGAAGCAGGTTATAAGAACAGACCTAGACAAAATGCATCTGATTTAAAGAACCCTAAAAAATACCCACTGGTTCATCAGTACATAGAGAAGTTAAGAAAAGAAGTGCGAGAGCAACACGGAACAGACTTTCATCGTCATATGAATATGATGGGTAAGATTAGAAATGTATCTTTAAAAGATAAAGCTTATGCTGCCGCAAGTAATACAGAATACAGAAGAGGCCAGGCTGCTGGTCTATATAAAACAGATGTTGTTCATCATCATATTGACAAAGATTTAAGTAGTATGTCCAAAGAAGAGTTAATGGAATATATGGAAAATAAATATGTTAATAATATGAAAGATGTTACACCAAAAGAAGATGTAATAGAATCAACAGAAGAATCAAACCCTGATAGTGATTCAGAGCAGCAATAACTCTACTAAATATTTTTCTTGGAAACTTTTTTACTAGTGACCACTTGTTTAAAACTGGTTTGTATTCCATTTGAGTCAGGTCCTTTCCTTGGTGGTAATTGATCCCATTTTACATTAGGCATATTATCTGTCAATGTAGGATTAAAGATTCTGTTAAAGTTTTCTTTGTATAAATCATTGGTAGGTCTTGATCTACCATCATAACTAAATTTTTTATTTTTCATTTATTTTCTCCATACGTACTATACACCCTTTTGGGAATACATTTCTATCACTAAATAATTCATCATTAACTTCATAACTTGCAAAGGTTCTTACGTTCTTTTTATCTTTGTTAAGTAAGTACGCGTGAGTTACCATCTCTGATGGCATAAAACCTTCTGCTGTATGTAAGTCTGCGTGCCCGCTGTCACCCGTGATATCCAACCACGTGATCTTATAGAAGTAATATCTCTTCTTCTTGATCACAACAGATTTGTATTTAGATTTTTTAGGATGTCTCATATTAATCTATATACTGTATAGTGAGATTTTTGGGCAAAAAAGTTTTCAAAAATAAAAAAAAGGTCGCGCGCGTCGAGTAGCAGAGTGTGCCAAGTGTGCCACCGTAAATATTTGTCGTGGCACAGCTATAACCCTTGGTATTCCTCACTAATAAGCCAAAAACAGGGGTGTGCCAAGTGTGCCAGAGGTTTTTTCTTATCACAAAAAAAAATAATAGGGGCAAATATTCTACTATACGTGGCACAACTACCTATCTTTCAGCCCCATTTTCGTCACAAATGAAATACTAGACGCATTTGTGCCATAATTAATGATTTTCTTTACTCCTGGCCCCTGTAATTCAAGATCCGCGTACGGTTTCCACTGTTTACGTATCAGATTTAACTCTAAAATCAGATTCGACCATTGTTTGGGACTTATGTTTGTCCCGACTATAGTTACCTTTTTCATAATCAATACACAATTTACCATCTAAATGGTCCATCTCGTGTTGGATGCACCTTGCTTCTAGATCGTAAAATGTTTTCTTCTCCTCCTCTCCTTTTTCGTTTTGATACTTTAGAACGATTCTAATGTGTCTACGCACATCGCCAGTTTTACCTGGAGCTGATAGACAACCCTCATTATCACGTAATGTTTCATCAGATTTCTCTAAAATTTCTGGGTTAATAAATACTTTTTCATTAGTTTGACTACGTGAACAGTCCATAACAAACATACGCAGCTGATATCCTACCTGTATTGCAGCCAAACCTATGCCGTGGTGTTGATACATAGCCTTATACATCCACTTAATAAGTCTTTCAGTCTTCTCATCTAATGGAAAAGGTACATCATTACTCTTTGATCTTAAAAATACGTCAGGATACTTGACCAATTCTATATACATAAGTGCCCCGCAGTCTCCCGTGAGGCACTCAATGGGCCCTTATCCATTATGGATTCTATCATATTTTAAAAGTTGTAGATTGAATTTGTGTTGTAACTCTATCTTTTTTTAATACCACACGCCAGGCAGCAGAGCTATTCTGCTTACCAATCAATGTACTTTCCTGCAATTCTATTTTACCAATCTCATTAAGACCACCTTGATCGTTTTCCATATAAATAAAACAATCAGATATTGCAGTACCTTTGTTTCCGTTAGTGAACTTTTCTAGTATCTGCTGCAGATCTCTCATTCGAAGACTCATTTAGTTTCCTCCCTATTACTTTAATTAATTCATACCACTTACGGCCCCACATCTCTCTCATCTCTCCAGATGTTTTCCAATAAGCGTTTGCTATATTATCCAGTCTTTTCTGATCTTGTTTTATAGTACTCATCTACCCTCCTTAAAAAGTTGTGCATACTTTGTTTAAACTCTTCACCCTCAATAACAAACTGTTGATAGTAATTATCTTTTGTACACATCATCACAACACCTTTTGTAATTTGTGTATTGAATAAGATATTATGAGCCATAGCGTATGCTGCTAGCTGAAGTTTATAATCTCCTATCCATTCTGGTCTTTTAGGTTTGTTACTTTGTTTGAAGTCTATGATTGCATCCTGACCTTTGTGTATTCCAACAAGATCTGTTTGGCCTGCGTATAATCCTGGGTAGTACAATGTGCATTCTGTGCCGTAATATTCTGTAACATCAGACAATCCATTTTGTATAATTTGTATTGCCATATTGTGAGCTTGCTTACCTACATTGGTTTGATCCACATAACCTTCTTCCAATACATATTTTTCTAGAATCTTGTGCATCGCCGTTCCACGCACCGCGGCCTCCGATTTAATCTTCTCTGCAGCTTCTTCCCCGATCCGCGCTGCCCAATCCGCTAGTGATTTCTTTTTCTCCTCGGGTTGTGTAGCGTCTAAAATTGTAGTCACCGATGGTAACTTCTCCGTATCAAACACATAATGTCTTTTACCTTCTATCTTCTCTCGTTGAGTCTTGGGGTATCTATAACTATTATTTTTTTTCATATTAATTTTTTTCCATCTTTTAAAGTTAAATCACCCACCATCTTCGGTATAAAAGTACTATCTCCAAAGTGAGAATTCCTAGGTAACATTTGTTCACGCCAATCAGGTTCAGTGACTGTCTTTAAATTCCAAGCCCAATAAGAACCATCATCAAATCTACACACATACCCAGGTATCTTATTTAAAATTTTACCTTGGTTCACTAAAAAATCATACTTCTTTTTTTCAATCAAAGATCCATTGTATCGTTCCGGAGAGTTGTTTCGATTCTTTAATTCTTGTATGTAATTAGTGTTTTCTATATCCATCGAACTATACTCTTCGTGTAGTTTACGACACGGATCATCAAAAAAAATTTTCGTGTTTAACTCTTCTATCATTCGTCTTTGTACGTCTCTCCAACTCATTCTAAACTCATCATCCTTTTATAATCTTCAAGGTTTACAACCTTCTCTTCCATTATCTTATCATTACAATAATGTTCTATGACTTGTTGTATCTTGGGCAGCTTTGTATGGGACCAGGGCCATATCAAACAACACACTTGAAATGCATCTCTGAATGTACAACGCCATCTATATTGTTTTAAGTATGGAGTACCATCAACCCGTTTACCCTTACGCGGCTTGTCAGTAAGTGTGCCTACCCCTAAAGTTTCGTGTAGCCATACTAATACACTGCGGTCAGTCATTGCAATCTCCATACTTAATCTTAAACTATTGGACCACCTGTACCCAGGTTTACCTTTGTGTTTCTTTTTCTTTTCCGGTCCGCGCTTAAAGTGTATTGAACCTTCACCATCAAACAACCCTGCAATGTAAGCTCTGTCTGTTTCTGGAATCATTTTTTGTCCTTATATAAAACTTCTGTTTTGTCATTGTAGCCGTCATAGTAATAACCAACGACTTCTTTTTTACGATCGTATTTTTTTTTATTTGGTATTTTTTTTGATTTGAATTTTGGTGTTCGCAGTTGTTGGGCTACAGGATTGCGTTTCACTGCAGCCTCGCACTGTGAGTCATTGCCTCTAACTCTTCTAACGTAGGCTCTTCCATCGGAAGCTCACCCTCCGATTTACATTTGTCACATTGCACGATCATATCGTACACTTTGTTATAACCATTACCCTTACATTCTGGGCAAATATATTTATGATTAGCTACTTTTACTCTTTCCATTTGATTTACCACCTTTATTATCTAAAAAAAATCTAATAAGTCTACCTATCATTTTAGAGCGTGTCCTATTAGTTTTTGTTGCAAGTACACCTAGTTGTTCCCAGTCTTCTTTGGGCACAGATAGTGATTTGTATTTAGCTGGATCAGCCATTGTTTCTCCCTTCTATTGTTAAACGTCTAACCATTGGTTCTTCAAAAACAACTTGACCTTTATTATTAATAAGTTCTATATCAACTAACTTATCATCTGCTTCTAAATCACCAATTTCTGTCCATTCGTGACTATTATTATATCTTGAGTCGTGTGCTTTCCACCTTGCTTCTTCCTCATTTTTAGCTTCAATAGTTATTTCATATTCTTGTAAAAAACTTCTTGTTGCATTAAATTTATATTTTTTCATATTTCCTTTCTTGTTTTGATTATTCTCACATCTGGGAATTTATCCTAAAATAAATAATTTGCAAGTATTATTTTTTTAAGGTAATAAGAAAGTCTCTTCTCACACCTTTTGTTTGTTCATCCCTTTCTTGGGACGGGCAGACAATTTAGAATGATTCTTAAGTAACTACTTTGCCTTCGTCTTTTTTAGGAATACAAGTAAAT